CGGGTTGCACTTGTTCGCCAAGCGCAGCCTGCTGAATCGCCTCTGTGGCGGTCAGCGCCATGTTCTGATCGATCTCGCCAGTCTTGGCCAGGGTCTCGGCCGTCTTGGCGCGGGACAGCTCTGCGTCCGCCACGGTCTTGATGGTGTTGGCGCGTGCCTGGGCAGCTTTGGCCACAGCCTCTTCGGCTGCAGCCTGCAGGAAGATGGCGTTCGGGTCTTGCTGCTGGCCCTTGGCTTCGGCCTCGGCCATGAGTGCTTCGATCTCCTGCTCTGTCGGCTTGACCACGCCCATGCGGATCAGGCGCTGGCGGAAGAAGTCGCGCACCTCGCTGATGCCTTCGCCTTCCATGTTCATCATGGCCATGGCACCGAGCACCTGCAGGGTTTCGGGGTCTTGCGTGATCTGCATCATGCCGGTCAGGGCACGGACGGTCGCGGCACGCTTTGAGCTGCTGGACGGGCCGACCTCGACGTTCACATCGAACTTGGCCATGCTCAGGTCGTTGGCCATGCGCACCTCGCCAGTCTCCTGGTCGATGGTGGGCTGCATCAGCGTGACGGTGCCAGTGCTCTCGTCCTCATTGATGATTTTCATCGTGCGGCCTTCTTCGATGTAGATGTCCTTGGCCATAGACAGCCAGACCTCGCCGCAGCGCTTCATGGCCTTGGCAAAGTTGCTCATATAGATGAAGGTCTGCATGTCCAGGCGCTGCTGGATCATCTCCACGACCTTGCCGCTGATGTTCGACACCAGTTTGTCCGCGCCGGTCGGGTTGCCCAGAATGTCCTGCATGTCCTGCTCGGTCACCTGCAGCAAAGCCGCCATGGCCGGAGGCACGTTCGGGGCGCGGGTGTACGCCACGGGGCCGCTGACAGTCTGGCTGCCGTCTGGGCCGGTGATCGGGTTGATCAGCAGGTAAGGATAGTCCTTTAGGTTGTCCTCTGCCCACATGACCTGGTGGCCAGCGACCTGCTCAGGCGTGAGGATGGGCTTCTCGACGCTGGACAGGGCGCTGATCTCGCCGAGCTTTGACAGCTGCATGTTCTTCAGGCGCTGCGCGTCCTTGGCCAGGCGCACGTGGCCCATGCAGCGCTCGACGTTGTCCACGAACCAGCGCTTGCCATAGACCGGGATGATCGGGATGCACTTGCCTGCGATGTAGCCAGCATCCTCAAGGATGCGGCCACCGGACATGATGTACTTGTGCACCTTGCGCGACTTGATCTTGCGCTGGCGCACCTCTTGGCTGCCGATGGCGGCCAGGGTGTTTTCCAGCTCTGGGTCGTCCTCGAAGTCCTTGGCGCGGTAGCGTTCCTCGGTGCCGTCGATGTTGCGGAAGATGCGGATGGTCTCAGTGACGTCCTCGACCTTGTAGTATTCCGCGATGTAGACCACATCAGGCGTGCACCAGTCGAATTCGTACTGGTGGATGATCTTGGGCCAGCTGGTCGGGTCGTCGTTCCACTCTTCCTTGTAGGATTCATAGGTCATCGAGTAGATGACGTAGCAGAAACGGGCATCGGCCTTGTCCTGGCGCTTGGCGTTCAGGTCAAAAAATACGGAGCTGTCGGCATCGAAGATCGGCTCGATCTGGATGCGCTGGCGCTCGTTGTCCTCGTCCTCGTCATCCTCGTAGGATGTGCGCAGACGCCAGGCACCAAAGCCACCGCCCACAGCTTCCTCGAAGGCGTTGTCGTAGGCCTCATCTGCCACGCTGTCCTGCTCGTCGGCGCGGTAGAGGCCATCACAGGTATCGGCCAGCTTGTCGGCCTTGCTGCCGTCCTTGGCCACGAAGTCGACGGTGATGCGGTTGTTGCGGTATTCGTTGATGATGCGAATGACCGACAGCATGATCTTGTTGACCTCGAACTTCGGCTTGTTCTCGTAGATGTCCCACAGTGGGCCTTCCCACTGCGCACCGGACAAGCTGTAGAAGCGTCGGTCTTGAAGGCATTGCAGCCTTTCGTCCCGCAGCGCTGACTGAACGTTGTCGAACTGCGCGAGCGCTTCGGCGTGTACGTTAGCCAGTCGCTGATCTCGTGAAATGCGTGCCATATTTTTGCCCTCGTTTCAAGTATTTTCTCACCATTTGTTCACAGTAGGCAATGGTTTGACCGTTGCCGTCCGGTTGGCCGGGAGACGCTGCACCAGGTTGATGGCGTCGAACATCGGGTCGAGCTGGTCATCATGAGCGCCAGCCGGGAAAGCTGTAACCTCGCTCAGGAAGTCGGAAAGCCATGGCGCGTCCTGCGGCAGCACCACGTTGCCAGAGGCGATGAACGGGGCCGCGTCATAGCCTCGGCTGATCTTGTCCTTGCTGCGTTGTACAGCCACCACAGGAATGCCCTCGCGCCGCAGGGTCTGGATGAGGCCGGTGCCGGACACCTTGTCTTCCACGTACATGCCGCGCAGGGCAGAGCCTTGGGCCACCGGGCGCATGTCGTTCAGGTGCTTGAGCCAGAAGGCCCTGGCGTTGATCAGCAGCTCGGGAGCCTCCCATTTGCCGCGCACCTGGTCGAGCTTGACGGCCTGGCCAATGGTCGACCGCGCCCAGCACTGCAGCACCGACCAGTCATTGTGGTCGGCGGTCTTCTGGGCCGTGTCCACGGTGATGAAGCGAAACTCAAGCTGCGGAACGCTGGCCCAATACTTGAACCACTCGGTGTTGATGATGCCGCCACCACGGGGCGCAGGTCGCTGCTGGAGCTGGCCAGCCGTGCCATAGGGGCCGAGGGTTTTCTCCAGCTCGGACACCTGGGCCTCACCAAAGCGCTCGGGGAACATCAGCTCGCCTTCCTTGGTGCGCGGGTCAGTCCAGCCGATGCTGGTGGTGCAGCGGTGCTCAGGCTCAAAGCGCATCGGGATGCACAGGTGCACGTAAGGCAGGCCCATGTCCTTGATAACGCCGGAGATGTCCTTCTCGTTCAGGCGCTGCATGATGACCACAATCGCCGACTTGTCGGAGTTGACGCGGGTCGGCAGCGTCTCGGTGAATGCGATCTTGGCCGCCTCCAGCTTGGCCTGGCTGTTGGCATTGTCGGCGCTGATCGGGTCGTCCAGGATGACGCGGTCGCCACGTACGCCGGTCATGCTGGTGAAGGCTCGGGCCTGGCGCACGCCTTTGCGGGTATTCCCGAACTCGCGCTTGCCGTCCAGGTCGGCCAGCAGCTCGATCGGCCAGAGCTTCTGGAACCAGTCGGACTTGATCAGGTCGCGGCAGCGTCGGCTGTCCCGGATGGCCAGCTGCTCTTCATGGGCCGTGCCGACAAAGCGCATCTCGGGCATTTCCCGAGGCCCCCACTCCCAGGCTGGCCAGATCACGCCGGTCAGCAGGGACTTCATGGAGCCGGGTGGCACGTTCATCAGCAGGCGGTTGATCTCGCCCTTGGTCACGGCCTCCAGGTGCAGGCAGATGGCGTCCAGCGCCCAGCCCCACTTCAGCTCGGCAGCCGGTTCAAGCACGCGCCAGGCACGCTTGGCAAACTCGGCCAGCGACCTGCGACAAAGCTCGCGCTCGATGGCCAGCAGGTCAGCTTCGGTCAGTAACATCGTCTTTGGCCGCGATGATCTGCGCCAGCACGTCTGTGGATAACTTCGAGGCGTCAATGGTCTGCACTTGCAGCGGGTTTTCCTTGTCGCCTGCCAGCTCCAGCCGGTCGCCATACTTTTTCGGGGCCAGCTTGGAAAGCAACCATTTGCGGCTGTCCACTTGCAGTTTGCGTTGCTGGATGGCCTGCCAGTCGCGCTTCCCGTCTCCGGTCTCGGGGACTTCGCTGTCGGCCAGCTCCAGCACCTCGTTTGCCATGCGCTCGATCAGGTCTTCCCTCGCGTGCGCGTAATTCTCCGCAAGTTTCGCGTCAGCATCAACCCATCGCATGAAAGTGCTGTTTGGAACTCCAGCCGCTTCGCAAGCCTTGAAGCAGCTCAGCCCATCGTGCATTCCCTTCAAGACAGCTTGGCAGATGGCGTCCTTGTCTCGCTCAGGCTTTGATGGTTTCGCTGTTTTTTTGGGCTTTTCAGTGCGTTTTGTTGCCATAGTGCTCCCCTGATGTTAAAACTCGCATTGCTCGTGCAGCCACTGCTGGAACCCATCCATTGCCAGTGGCTTTGAGTCCGTCCATCCCTCTGGCCACATCATCAGGATTTCTTGGCATCGAGGCGTAGTCATCCGCTGATAGAGTCGCATCAATTGCTCTTGCAAATTGCCGTCTGCGTGATTGACGCGGATCAACTTCAACGGGTTTCGGAAAGTCCAAGCCTTCCAAGACTGCGCTGTCGGTGTAAGCAACCAAGTAAAACCGTGCTCTGTGGTGCGCTGCTCCAATGGTGGACGCGTAAAACACTCCCCATCTTGCATCAAACCCCATTCCGGCCAAGTCTGCGAGAACTCTTCCAAGCCCCCGAGAAGTGAGCATTGGCGAGTTTTCCACAAGAACGAGTTTTGGTCGAGCTTCACGAATGATTCTGGCCATCTCCACCCAAAGTCCTGATCTTGCACCATCAAGTCCAGCCCCCCCCCCGCATTGGCTGATGTCTTGGCACGGGAATCCTCCAGTGACGACGTCGACAGTTCCTGCCCATGCTTTTCCATTGAATGTTCGGACGTCATCCCAGATTGGGAATTGTTCAATGACTCCATCGCGCATTCTGTCAAGCATGATTTTGCGAGCTCCGGCATCAATTTCAACAGCGCAGACGGTGCGCCATCCAAGCAGCTTTCCTGCCAAGACGCTGCCTCCTCCTCCTGCAAAAAGTGCCAGCTCATTCATCATCACCTTTCAAACGTGCTTCCAAGTCTTGCGCGTGATCACTTGCGCAATGGTCATCAGGCTTACGCCGTACTCTGTCGCCAGCTTGGCATAGCTGATCTGAGGCGATCTTGCGCGGATTTCCAGCACTTGATCTTCTGTCAGCTTTGCGCACCAAATCTGCACGCCTTTCGGCTGCGTTCCATGGCCGACTTTGTGGGAATTGTTCTCGACTGGCGTGGTGTAGGCCAAATTTGTCAGCCGGTTATTGGTCTGGTCTCCGTCCAAGTGGGCCACTTCCATGCCTTCTGGGCAGTCTCCACAGAAAGCCTGCATCACTGCGCGATGGACTTTCCATTGCTTGACCTTGCCATCCTTGCGAGCATTGAACACCATGCGGCCACCGTGATCCAAGCACGGCCTGAGCTGGCGCATTGGCCGCGTTCCTTTGCCGGGGCTGACTCGACGCACGTTCCCATGATCTGAGACTTCATAGGCCTCAAATCCGGGCAATGGCTTCCACTTTTCTGCATCCATGCAACCATTATAAAGCATGGCCGCAACTATTTTCAATGGGTTATTTCAACTTCTACGAATCCGCCGACCGTCTCGCCCTTGCGGATGGTCAGCGTCCAGTGCTTGTCGTCCACCTTGAGCACGTCGGCCAGTCCATCGAGACCGGCTTTCATGCGTGCCAGGGCGTTGTCCAGGTCATACTGCCTGCGGGTTGGCGGGTAGAACGTCAGGGTCAGGTGAAGGCTGGCGGCCTGGATCGGGCGTGCGCCTTCCTCCATGGCCTGCCAGAAACAAAGCTCTCGATATTGCTTTTTGAGCTTGGCGGTCTTGGCCCAGTGGTTTCTTGCGTTTGGGGACAGGCCAGTCGGCGGCCATGGCAGGATGATTTTCATCGCCACCTCGTCCAGATCAGCCAAGCGTACAGCGCAAAGACAGCCCACCATTGGCCAAGTGCAACAAGTGCAATGGTCAGCAGGACGGGCCACAGGGTTTCAAGCTGCTCCATTGTCGCCTTCCAGCCGGTCGGCCACCAGGGTGGCATAGCCTGCGATGTCGATCCAGTTGTCGGCATAGTTCGGGTCGCCGTTCAGGATTCTGGCCACCTTGTGCATAATCATTTCCAGGGCCTCGGCTTGGTCAGGGGCCAGCTTTGCCTCGCGCTTTGCCGCGAACTTCCACAAGGCGTGCTTGAATGTCTGAGAGATTTCGGCATGGCCATCAAAGGCCCCATACCTGCTGCCGCGCTCGGCCAGCGTTGCGTTGATGTCGGTCATTTCAGTCGCTCCAGTGTATCGGCCAGAAGGTCGGCCTCGTTGAATCCGTAGTGCTTGGCAAAGCCCTTTGTGCCCAGGCCGTGCACGCCGGTGTTGCCTCGGTGGTGTTCAGGGCACAGCGGGATGACGTCCATGTGCTTGGCACGCTGTCCCATGCCGGTGCCGTGCCTGGGATGGTGCAGCTCGGCCGGTGTTGCGCCGTAGCCGAGGCGGTGGCACACAGCGCAGCCCAGATCGGCCACGCTGCTCATGTGCTTGCGTTCTGCGATTGTGGTCATTTCGCCTCTATCTTGTAATCGTGGAACACGGCGCCCAGGCTGGCATCGCCAACCTTGCAAGCCTTGACCCAGACATTTTTTCCGCTGGCCAGTCTGCGAATGTGACCGCGACGGTCGTGCAGCCTGGGTGATGCGTGTGTGCCGCCTTTCGATTCGCCTCTGGCTGTCTTTGGGCCGATCTTGACGGTGCGCCAGTCGTAGGTCGGCGTTTTGCCTGCAGCGATTTTGCGCCTGTTCGTGAAGGTGTTGGTTATCACGGGCTGATAACACTCGCAGCCGGTGTCCATGCTTT